CCCCGCCAATACCCTCGATGACCGCATCCTCAGCCACGAATACCAGCTCCTCCGGTACAGCCCGGTTGATCCAGCTCTCCAGGTTTGGGGTATCCTGCATCTGCTCGTCGGTCGCGTACACCAAGGCGCCGTCTTTGCGCAGCTTGATCTCCACCTCGCGGTATTTCGGTTTGCTCCCGCTGATCGTACCGCCCTCGCCAACCCAGCCCGCCTGGATTCCGCCCTTACGGCTTCCGTCCACGCGGCTGGTCTCGTCGATGCCCTTATAGGTCATCGAGTTTGAGTTCGGTCCAACCGGATCGCGGCTCACGCGGCGCAGGATCTCTCCCACGCTGTACATGTTCTCCAGCCACTTCTGCGAGGTTTGTGGCGAGAGCAGGTAACCACCCTCAGCTGGGTTTTGCTCGTTGATGCCGGTCGCATCCAGCACCTTACGGCTGCGCAGGCGTGGATCAAACCCATCGCCCAGGGCCGCCCGCTTCACCGCCAGGAACATCTCGCCATCGCTGGCGAACGGCTGGTCGCCCTCATCGCGCGTCACCTGCACGCTGGGTGCAAAATGCGTAGCGGGGTCAGTGTTGCTCTGTGCATTCAGCACAGAAAGGTACAGTTGGTTCGCCTTGTCATAAGTGACTTTGGCTGCATCCAACTGGGGCTGCAATGCCATAGCCTGCTCGTTCTCGCCAGCGTTGAGATGATCTTCCACCTGGCGGAGAATGGCCTGCACCTGGCTGGCAGCCGCGTTGACGTTGTCAAGCAATTGCTTCAGTACCATAGTTCTTCTCCTTCAGAATTTGAATTTCGGCGCGGAGCCGCGCCACTACAGGTGGCTCAGCCGCAACCGGCTCGTCCGGCTCAGCAGGTACATCCTGCTCCGGTTGAACGACCAGGCGGCGCGTCAGCGCCTCTGGCACGTTTACAAAATTTCTCAGCGCGTTGACCACCGCCGCACCCTCCGGCAGTTGTACCGACTCAACCCCGTTTTTCGTGATGATCTCATCCACGAAACCGAGGTCGTACGCGCGCCGGGCATCCATCCAGGTCTCGTCTGCCATCAGCTTATCCAGCCTGGACCGGCTTAGCCCGCTCTTGTTTTCGTATGCGTTTAGAATCCCCTCTTTCACCGCTTTCAAGCTCTGGCCGAGCTGTTCCAGGTCTGTGATGTTCAGCGCCGCCATCATGAACACGATCATCGGATCATGGATCATGAAATAGGCAGTATCCTGGATGCGCACCGTGTCACCCGCCACCGCCACCACCGTGGCCGCGCTGGCTGCAATGCCATCGATCTGCACCGTCACGTGCCCCGGATAGTCCCGGATCATCGTGCTGATCAGGCTCGCCGCGATCACATCCCCGCCGTAGCTGTTCATGCGGATGGTGATCGGCCCGCCCGCGCCGTACCGGTTCAGGTCATCGCGGAACTTCTTCGGCGTCACATCATCCTCAAACCAGCTGTACTCGCTGATATAGCCGTACAGCTCCATCTCTGGCTCGTCGCCCTCCTGCTCAACCGCATCTCGGAACCGCCAGAACGGCTCGTGTGGCTTCGCCTCACCCTCAAAACACCGCATTGGTTCACGTATTGGCATTGTTACCTCCTGTGATCAGGCTCCCATCACTGGCCACCATCGCCATATTGCCTGGGATATAGTGCGCATTTCCGCCCGCATACGCCGGCATATCCTCGATCTGTAGCGCCTGGTTGGGCGTCAATTGACCGCTCAAAATGCGTTTTTCTAACGTTTCGGCCCTGGTCTTGGCATCCGTGCGCAGCAGCGCATCCCGGTTGAACCGGAAGTACATGTAGTTCTGTTCTGCCTCGGTCAGCCAGCGCAGCGCCGCGCTCTGCTCCCATTGCACCAGGTACGGGTCCAGCGTTGTATTCAGATAATCCAGGTTCTGCTGCTCGTTTGATTGGTAGCTTTGCTTTCCCTGGTTTAGCTTATACAGCGGCATTCCAAAAAAATTGGCGATCTCCGCGTCATTCTCCTGGATGCTCTCCAAAAATTGCGCATCCACCGGTTTCATCGTGATCGCTTCGAATTTGGTCACCTTCGGGTCAAACACGGCGATCCCGCCCTCGTTCATCGCCTCCTCGTAACTCTGCCGGATTTTGCGTCTGGCGTCCTTATCGACCTCGCCCGCCATCCACATGATCCCGCTCGGGTTCAGGCCTTTCCCGCTGATCCGGTTCTGCGTTCCGTAGTTCGCCAGTTGTCGCCCCAGTGTCTCACGTGCATAGGCGATCACCCCCTTGCCGTTGACCCCATCATCGCTGTTGATCAGCAGGCTCATTACCTCAATATCCGGATATGACCTCAGCTCCTGCCCCGGGATCTGCACGTCAAACCACAACTGACCGCGCCCGTCCACCCTGGGGGTGGTGTAATCGGTGGGCAGTAAGAACAGCTCTCGCCGCTGCCCAGCCTGGCGCGGTGGCTCCCAAATGCGCGCCGCGCCCCTCATCACCAGCCATGCAATGGCCAACTTTTTGAACACGAACGGCGTCATCCAGCGGTTTGGGCTCACTTCCAGCAGCCAGGCGATGTTTTGCATCCGGCTGTCGGCCCGCTGCCGTTCCACCTCGCCTGGCGCCCGGCTGATGAATGTCTGCAATGGCAGTTTTGCCACGTCATCGCTCAAAACATTGATACATCGATATGCAGTTGCAATGTTTCGGCTGGTGGTAGTCGTCACATACTGGCCCGAGGCCGTTGGTGAGTCCCATACATCCACACCTGCCAAAAAATCTTCAGGTGACATATCGGTCGCCACATTCCGCATTCGTAAATTCGAGATGATCATTTACCGCCTCCTGCGCCCAGGCCAACCAGCACCCCCAGGGCGATCAGCATCACCCCGCCCACGAACCAGGTCGCCACCGGGCAGATCACATAGGTGCCATAGCAGATCAAACCGCACCCGCTGACCACCAATAAATCGTCCAAATGCCTGCGTAACCAGTCCATCACATGCCCCAATCCGGCGCCATGACCTCTGCGCTGATATCCACCGGTCCCTGGAATGTCACAGCGCGCGCCATCGCATCAATCCACGCGCTCACCAGGTCGATCCGGCGTGTTCGCACCACCGATTTGCCCTTGTGCTCTTTCACTAGCTTGATCTGCCCGTTGCCATTTTTCGCAATGCTGGCGTTGCCAAAGCACCACCTGGCCACCGGGCTGGCCTCATGCGTCAGTTTTTGCTCTTTCAACAGCCGCTCGGTTTCGTTCAGCGGGTTGGTCAGGGTCATAAACGTCTGCGGGATGTCCACACACGTCAGATGCTCTTTCTCCAGCTCCTGGATCAGCATCGTGGCAAATGCCCGGTCAGCGTCGATCTCCTGCACCTCAAAAAACTTGGCGATCTCCAGCAGCTTGGTTTTGACCACCGTATAATCCACCACATCCCCATCCGTCACCGTGATCCAGCCTGCCTTGGCCCATTTGTCATATGGCACGTGGTCCTTGCGCACCCGCTCCTCCATCCCGGCCCGCGGGATGAACGCTTCCCAGAACACGCGCCAGTCCAACTGCTCGCCCTGGGGTGGGAACACAACGCTGATCGCCGTCAGGTCGGTGGTAGAGCTCAGGTCAATGCCCACAAAACATTTTCTGCCCATCTGCTCGGCCCGCGTCCACGTCCCAACCGTGCTGTCAAATAAATTCAACGGCAGCCAGGTGGTCAATTTGGTGGTGATCCACTGGTTAAGTCTCAGCCACCTGAAAAGTCGTTCATCGGCTGGTTTGGCCTTGGCCTTGGCCGCTGCCTCCCGCACCGAGTCGATGGTGATGGTGTGCCCCAGGCTGGGGTTTGCCAGCGCCCAATTAGCCTCGTTATAGATATCATCTCCCTGGTAGCCGTAGATCACCGGGTACCAGGTTGGATCCTCAATATCGCCTGCCAGGATGCGCGCCGCATACTCGTGCTGCTCCCAGCCCACGCTCAGCCTGTCCGGGTCATCCCCCGCCGTCGTAATCACCCACCAGATCGGTTGCCGGCGCGCGTCGCCTGCGCCGAAGGTCATCACATCCCACAGCTCACGGTTCGGCTGGGCATGCAGCTCATCGAAGATGCACGCGCTCACATTCAGCCCGTGCTTCGTAAACGCCTCCGCGCTCAGCACCTGGTAGAACGTCCCGGTCACTTTATCTGTCATCCGTTTATGGCTGGCCTGCAATTTCGTCCGGGCTTTCAGCGCTGGCAGTTGATCAACCATATCCACCGCCACGTCGAAGACCAGACTGGCCTGGGCCCGGTCGGCTGCGCACCCATATACCTCGCCGTTGATCTCGCCATCCGCAAATGTGTGGAACAGCCCGGCGCCAGCCGCCAATTCGGATTTGCCGTTCTTCTTCGGCACCTCCACATACGCCGTTTTATACTGGCGTGTCCCATCGGCCCGCACAGTGCCGTACACATCCCGTACGATCTGCCGCTCCCAATCCAGCAGCGTAAACGGCTGCCCGTGGAACTGGCCCTTGGTGTGGCGCAGCAGCTCGAAGAACCGCACCGCGCGCTGAGCACGCCGCTCATCAAACATCAGAGCACCGCCTGCCAGCATCGCCATCCACAGCCCCATGCACACCACGCACCAGGCTGCCCACAGCGCGCCGGCCGCCCACTCCACAACCCGAGGGTCCACCCATCGCCTCATCGTCCATCTCCGGCACCATTCACATACTCGGCCACCTCACCCAGCAGCGCATCCATCGGATCAACCGCCGCGGCCTTCTCGGCCCTCTGCCTGGCCAGCCTGGCCCGCGCGCTGGGCGATATTCCCAGTTTCTCCGCATACGCCAACGCCACCCGGCTCCAGGCCTGCGCCGTCTCTGGTTTAGCATCATGGTCCATAATCGCCGCCTGATATTTTGCAATGGCATCCGCATACAGCGCCAGCAGGTCGGCATCAACCGTGTCCAGCAGCCCCAGGCCGCGCAGCCTGCGCTTGGTCACGTCGAATATCTCACGCGCCACATCACCCAACCACCGCGGCGCGCGTATCTGCACCCGCCCGCGTTGCAGAGATTGCTCGGCGTTTTCACGCGCGCTGCGCTCTGCAACCGTCAGGTGTATGCGCATATTTGGGGTGGTTTTCAGTGGTGTACTCATCGTTTTTTCGCTGTTTTTAGGCGCTCATCGGGGAGTTTTTTTCGCGAGGAAG